ATAAGAGTAACAGACGAACAAAAGAAGCTTTTAACAGAAAAGGCAAGGCGAACACGAAAGACGTTAAGCGCATACATTTTAAGTAAAACAATAAAGTAAAATGGAACAGAAAGACAACACAGGTGCAATTTTTAAGAACGACTACAAAAAGACGGAACAACATCCGGACTACAAAGGCAAAGCAATGATAGACGGCAAAGCTAAAGACGTAGCAGTATGGTTAAACGAATCACAGAACGGAAAGAAATACTTCAGCGTTAAGTTTTCAGAACCTTACCAAGCAGAAGCAGAAGCACCAAAGCAGAATATGCCACAAGACTTACCCGATACTGATTTGCCTTTTTAGATTAGATTAGGTTGTTTAGGTGAAGCACTCAGAAATGGGTGCTTTTTTTATTCACAACGTTTTGTTAATAAGTACGTCTTTACACTACTAGAAAATAATCACTACATTTGTTTAAATACTAATCAATGAAATGGCTTAGTAAAGTTGCACAACACCACGAAGACTATTTGCGAATTGTAAAAAGTTTAGGTGTTGATGACTTAGCTGAAGACATAGTACAAGAAATGTACATAAAGATTAGTAAGTATTGTACACCGGAACGCATACTACAGGAAGACGGAACAGTAAATAAATACTACATAAGGTGTGTACTTTACAATTTAGTGTATGACTACCGTAAACAACAAAACAAGCTAAACAAAGTTAATATAGAAGAAGTGTACAACTTAGGCGTAGAATACGACTACATAGAAGAAACGGAAGCTTTTACTTCTTTAATCAAAAAAATAGATAGCGAAGTAGAAACTTGGCATTGGTACGATCAAATATTGTTTAACCTGTATCGTGAGAGTGGTAAGTCAATAAGAAAACTTTCTGAAGAAACACGAATTAGCACAAGTAGCATATTTCAAACGTTAAAGTATTGTAAGAACGAAATACGAATAAATGTAGGCGAAGACTACGAGGACTATGTAAACGAAGACTACGAACACTTATGCGAATAAAAGACATAAAAGCAGAAATTAAAAGACTGCAAAGCAAGATAAACGGCAATGCAGAAGAAGACAATGAAACACTAGAACAAATAAAACAACTTCAAAAAATTTTAAATAAAACAGATGGAATTAATAAACGAAACTGCAAAACGTGTAACACTAAGTTTAAGTAAAGAAGAAAAGTTTTTTTATATGAAAGATATGCTTAAGCAAAAACAATATGGTGCATACTTTCAATTTATTAAAATACTATTAGATGCACCACTTTCAGAAGGTGGTATTTTGTCTTGTGAAATAGATAAGATATGGCAAGAACACAACAATAATAATAAAACAAATGAAGAAAAAGACAACAAAAAAACGAACGACTAAAAAAAAGTCAGAAGGCTTAGGAGACACAATAGAAAAAATAACTGAAGCTACAGGTATAAAAAAAGCGGTCAAGTGGTTAGCAGGTGATGACTGTGGATGTGAAGAACGAAAGAATAAATTAAATTCTTTGTTTAGATATAAAAAACCTTTGTGCCTACAAGAAGACGAATACAAATGGCTCACGGAATGGTACGCAATAGACAGACAAGTAATGAAGCCAAGTGAACAAAAACAAATGATAGCAATATACAATAGAGTATTTACGGATAAAAAACCAACGACAAACTGTTCAAGTTGCATAAGAGAAATAAACACAAATATGCACAAAGTTTATAAAACATACGAAGATGGCAAAAAGAGGTAGACCAAGAAAGATAGAAAGCACAGAACAAATGTATGAAATGTTCAAAGCTTACAAACTCCACAGAAAGACGAACCCAAGAATAAAATACCACTTAAACCAAAGAAGCGGTGATATGGTAGGAGAACCACTAGAAGTGCCTTTAACTATGGAAGGTTTCGAAATATTCTGTTGGGAAAAGTATGACTTAACAATAAGCAACTACTTTGATAAGAAAGAAGAATACAAAGAATTTTATACTGTCTGTTCACGCATACGCAAAGAAATACGAGAAGACCAAATAACCGGCGGTATGGTAGGTCAGTATAACCCAAGCATAACACAACGTCTAAACGCACTAAAAGAGCAGATAGAACAAACCAATATAGAACAACCATTATTCCCTGATGTTAAAGAGAACGACAGCGATCAATAAAATCTTAGCGTTAAAAAAACGAATTAAGATTATACAAGGTGGAACTTCTGCAGGAAAGACTTTTGGAATACTTCCCATACTCATAGACAAAGCAGCTAAGAAAGGTGGCTTAGAAATTAGCGTAGTAGCTGAGAGCATACCACATTTGCGTAGAGGTGCGCTTCGTGATTTTTTAAAATGTATGAAGTGGACTAATCGTTTTGTAGACGAACGCTACAATAAGTCACTACTAAAATACGAATTTGCAAACGGCAGCTTTATAGAATTTTTTAGCGCAGACGATTCAAGTAAGTTAAGAGGTGCAAGACGTGATATTCTATACGTTAACGAATGTAACAATGTTAACTTCGAAGCATACAACGAACTTAGCATACGAACAAAACACGAAATCTATTTAGACTTTAACCCGGCAAATGAATTTTGGGTAGAAGAAATAAAAGAAGACAAAGAAGCAGATTTTATAATTCTAACGTACAAAGACAACGAAGCTTTAGACATAGGCATAGTAGAGCAAATAGAAAAGAATCGCTTAAAAGCAGAAACAAGCACTTATTGGCGTAATTGGTGGAAGGTCTACGGACTTGGTGAACTTGGTATGCTTGAAGGTGTAGTTTTTAGTAATTGGAAGCAGATTGACACAATACCAAAAGAAGCACGACTTGTAGGATTGGGGATGGACTTTGGTTACACGAATGATCCAACTTCTGTTATAGAAATCTATAAGCATAACGAAACACGAATACTAAACGAAATAGTCTATCAAACAGGTTTACTTAATTCAGACATAGCAAAGAAGTTACCTAAAGACGTACCTGTATACGCAGATAGTGCAGAACCTAAAAGTATTCGTACACTACAACTAGCAGGTATCACGATTAAAGGCGTAACAAAAGGTCGTGACAGTATAAACTACGGAATTGATGTTATGCAACGTGAAAACTATTTAGTGACTTCTAATAGCACAAATTTAATTAAAGAGTTAAGAAGCTATTGTTGGGATACAGACAAGACAGGCAAACGACTAAACAAACCCATAGACAACTACAATCACGCAATAGATGCGGTGCGTTATCACGAAATGGAAACGCTAGGAATGAACAAGAATTACGGAAGCTATAACGTTCTGTAAAGTACAAAAACACGAAAATTTAGTTATTACTATATGAAGTTAGACATAACACTTCCTACAACACTTTCAGACATACCTTTACACAGGTATCAACAATTCATAGAAATGAAAGAAAGTAGCAACGATGAAGAATTTATAGCGCAGAAGATGATTCAGATATTTTGCAATATAGATTTAGGCAAAGTTGCTAAAATAAAGATGAAAGACTTAAACGAATTGATCACGCACTTTACAAAGGTGTTTAGTGCAAAACCGAAGCTAGTACATAGGTTTAAAATTAAAGACCTAGAATTTGGCTTTATACCACGATTCGAAGACATAAGCTTTGGGGAATATGTAGACTTAGAAAACTTTCTGAAGGATTGGAAGACGTACCACAAGGCGTTAAGCGTAATGTATCGACCTATAAAAACACGGTACAAAGACAAGTACGAAATAGTAGACTACGAACCTAACGAAGATATGCAGCAGGTTATGAAACACGCACCTTTAGATGTAGCAATAAGCAGTAGTTTTTTTTTGTCGAATTTAGGCGTAGAATTAATAAAAGCTACCCGGACTTATTTACAGAAAGAACTGAAGAAGATCACGAAGGATTCAACCAATATAGCGAAAGAGCGCAATTTTCAAAAAATTGGGGATGGTACACTTCTATCTATGGATTGGCTGACGGAGACCTTACAAAGTTTGAGCAAGTCACAAAATACAGACTTACTAAATGTCTTACCTATCTCAGCTTCAAAAAACAGAAACACGAAATCGAAGCAAGGGAACTTAAACAAAAAATGAAACGATGAATTATTTTGACATAATAGACAAACTAAGAACACACTTTGAAGCAGACGTACTAGTAAACACAGTCACGCAAGGAAACCTGTTTGACATAGATTTAAGTAAACAAACCATATTCCCACTAATCCACATCGTAGCCAATAGCGCAACACTAGAAGGTAACGTGGTGCGATATAACATATCTATCTTAGCTATGGATATTGTTGACATAACAAAAGACGAAGAAGAAAATAAGTTTGACGGCAACGATAACGAACTATACATACTTAATACACAGTTACAGGTGTTAACACGGTGTTATGAACTGTTATTAAGAGGCGACCTATACACGGATAAATTCCAAATAGACGGAAACCCAAGTTGCGAACCTTTTGTAGATAGGTTTGAAAACAAGTTAGCAGGGTGGACTATGACGGCAGATATTCTTATACCTAATGAAATGACAATCTGTTAATGTCACAGTTTAAGAACATACAAGAACTACTAGAAGACTTTAAGGATAATGTAATTCGTGAAGCCAAAAGCAACCTAAAAACGAAAGGCAAACTAAACAACAGTTTAAAAGGTTTTGTAAAAGAATCTAAAAACAGTATTCAAATAACCTTTGAGATGGAAAGCTACGGCGCTTTTGTTGATCGTGGTGTCAAAGGTAACAAGTCAAGTAACAAAGGCAATAGACAAACGGAATCACCTTACAAGTTTGGTACAAATAGTAGTCTTGTAGGTAAAGCAAAAGGTGGTATGTCAGGTATTATGACTAAGTGGGTAAAGCAGAAAGGTTTTCAGTTTAGAGATGCACAAGGTAGGTTTATGTCTTATAAGTCTATGGGCTATATTATAGCACGAAGTATTTATAGCAAAGGTTTAAAACCTACATTATTTTTTACTAAGCCATTTGAAAAGTATTACAACAGACTACCGGACGAACTGATGGAGATGTTCGGCTTTGACTTAGAAAAATTATTTGACCAAATAACAAAAGAAAATTTTAAGAAATGAATCTATCACGTTCACCACATATTATAACGATTGACGAAACCAATCAAACCGAAACACGAATTGAATTGTTCTTGTGGAACACAGGAAGTCAACCGCCTAATCCACAATACACCTTAAGTAAAAAAATACCGTCTTCTAACAACACGGCAACTTATTACAATATTTCACCATACACACAGGAATACTACACGTTTACGACATTTCAAAATATTTATAATGTATACGACCAAGCAATAAGCACAAACTTTGTAGTGCAGTATGTCGTAGAAAAGTACAAAACTGTTAGTGGTGTCGAATCTTCTGCAGGAACAGAAAGTGGTGAATTTATGAACGGTTACGGCTATTATATGGAAGGTCAAAACCCACTAAATTTTACAACGGTAGGACTAGACGAAGGCACATACCTATACAACTACGATTCTAGTATAGCAGCAAGTCAAGCGAACGCTATGGCAGGAACTATGGACGTATTCTTTTCTGACAGTAATTTTTTTATAAGGTATACCAACCTAAAAACGAACGTACAAACAGACATACCTTTTAGTACAACAGGAGTGAGAACGTTTCCGCGAGTACATCACACAAACTTAGCAGATGGAAACAAAACGCAATTGATGAGGGGAAGTTCAGTCAGATGGACGGCAACATTTAAAGCACAATGCGAACCTAAATATCAACCTGTAGTAATTGATTTTATAAACAAGTATGGCTCTTGGGCAAGAATATTTTTTCAAAAAGCAAAAACACGAAACATTCAAGTTAACACCGATAGCTACAAAGCAAATCCAGCTTCGATACCATATACGCCAACTGCACAAGGTCAAGTAAGAGAATTTAACACTACAGGTACAGAAACTATAAAACTAAATACCGGATGGGTGAACGATGGTTACGCAGAATACTTGCAGCAGCTTCTACTAAGCGAAAAGGTTACTTTGCTAGACTTTGAAACCGACACGCAGTATACACCTGTAAACGTAAAAAGTAAAAGCTTAGAAAAGCAGACAGGTCTAAATAACGGAATGATGAACTACAGTTTAGACTTTGAATTTGCCTTTGACATAATCAACAACGTAGTATAATGCGAACAGTACAAGTTTACATAGAAGGTCAACGTTTAGACTTATTTGAAGACGAACAAATAAACGTTACAAGCACACAACAAAACGTTCAAGACATAAGCAAAGTATTTACGGACTTCTCGCAAAGCTTCTCGGTTCCAGCCTCAGTCAATAATAATGCAATCTTCAATCATTTTTACCAAAACGATTTAACACAGACCATAGACCAAAACATTCGGAGGAGCGCTTTCATTGAGATTGATTTAACTACGTTTAGGGAAGGGCAAATATCCTTAGAAAAAAGCGAAGTAAAAGACAACAAAGCGCACAGCTATCAAGTAACATTTTACGGAAACCTTACAAGCCTAAAAGATAAGTTCGGAAGTGATAAGCTTGTAGACTTGAATTACTTGAATAGTTTGAAGCATGACTTTACACCAACGGAAGTAAAGAATAGAATCACGGACGGCTCCACCGATTACAAAATACGATACCCATTAATATTTGATAGGAACGTAACATACAATGATGCAGCAAGTACCGACTTAAATTCTAACGATGGCGCAGTAAGATATAATGAATTATTTCCGGCGATTAAACTAATCCAGATGCTTGCAGCAATAACAAGCAAATACGGCGTGGCTTTTCAAGGTTCGTTTTTATCTACAAAGCGATTTACTAATGCTTTTCTATTGTGTCAAAACGCGGAAAGCTTCAGTTTCATAACAGCGCCTCAGTTAGCAAATATAAACAACTTTGCAACATTACCGTCAAACAACAACCCAAGCTTAACTGCAACAGACTTTTTTGATGTTAATACCGAAACTTTGACATTGACTCAGTTTAATTCAAGCGAAAACTTTCCAAATGTAAGCCCAAGCGGAGGGGTATATTTAAGCGCTGAACATGTTGTTTCATTGAATGTGGTCGAAGTTAGTTCAAACGATGTGTTTTTTTATATTGACATATTTGCAAACGGTCAGCATATTCAAACCAATGCGCAAAGCGGAACAGGCGCTTTGCCTGGCGCTATAGTTGTCAATAATAATCATTTAGTCACTCCGAGAGAGTATCAATTTTTTGTTAGAGCGCAGTCAGATATTGATTTAACACTACAAATTGGATACAGGCAAAATGTAAATTATTTTGAGGATGTTGGTTTGCCAAGCATAACGCCTTATTCAAATACATTTCTTGGCTTTGCTTCATTCTCAATAACGGCAGAAATAAGCGTGCTGAATTACTTGCCTGATATGACCGTTGAATCTTTTTTCAGCGGATTGCTTAAAATGTTCAATCTCACTTGCTATCCATTGGCGGTCGACACCTATCAACTTGAACCGATAGACGATTGGTATGCCAAAGGCGCGGTTGTAGATATAACACAATTTACCGACATAAAAAGCACGCAGATTGATAGGGTAAAGCTTTACAAAAATATTGAGTTTAAATATCAGGAAAGCGAAAGCGCCACAAACACGATATTTAGAGACTTAACAAATAGAAACTACGGAAGCACGAATGAGCAATTTGAATACGATGGCGGAGAGTTCAAGATTGAGTTGCCTTTTGAGAATATGCAAATGCAAAAGTTTACAGGCACAAACTTACAAATAGGCGAAACTATAAAATCAGACGGAACTAAGTATGCTCCAAAGCCAATGATTTTGTATATGTATGATGAGCTTTCTGCTGACTTTAAATTTAGGGAAGGAACAAGCACGGTAACTGACCAAACTAAATACATGCCTTTTGGTCAGGACGTGATAGATGGGAATTTAAATTATACTTTAAACTTTCATCCTGAGATAAGTACAATGACTTTACAAACAGAGCAAAGAACTTTGTTTGCGGAATACTATTCGGGATATTTATTTAATCTCTACAATCTAAAGAATAGAGAAACAAAGGTAAAGACCAATTTACCTGTAAGCTTATTGACCAACCTTGAATTAAACGACCGTCTTATAATTAGAGATAAACGGTACTTTATCAATGACATGAACTGCAACCTCACAACTGGAGAGGTAGATTTTACTTTGTTAAATGATTTTAGAGACGTGTTGGTTGACAATCAAAACAAGCCTATTGACCCAATACAGCCCTCTGACGGCGCTCAATGCGTTGATGTAAGGATATTGCTACCAAACAATGCTGTAAGCGCTACAATCACAACAACGGTTTCAGGGGTTACAATTACACCAAGTACATTGACGGCAGATGGTTCTGTTAGCGTGTGTATTCCAGCCAATACAGATTTGCTTAAATTGATAATTACCGAGGAAGGGGAAAACATAAACACGGAGCAATTTATAAGGCTAAGAACTGAGGAAGGCGAGATTGCAGTATATCCGATTTTGGTTACTTATACTTTTGCAGATGGAAGCACAGCAGCAAATCAATTACTAATCGAACAACAATAATGCTAAAGAACATAATAGACTTACTACAAATAGATGACTTCTTAGAAGAAAGCTACAATATACAAGTAGCTAAAGGTTTATACGCTATGCCTAAAGGTTTTAAAGAGTCTTGGAAGCAAATTAAACGTGAACAACATATTAAAAAACTAGAAAATGGCAGAAACTAGAACTATAAACGTAAACATAAAGAACAACGCAGAAGCAACTGCAAAAGACTTTGAAAAAGTAGCAGATAGTGTAGGTAACGTAGAAGCACAAGTACAAGACTTGAACGCAGGTGCTGAAGGTGGTGTAAAAGGTTTTAAGAAAATGTCTACGGCAGCCAAAGGTTTAGGTGTTGCCTTAAAAGCAGCAGGTATAGGTTTAGTTGTAGCAGCTTTTTCTAAGTTTACCGAAGTATTAAACGAAAACCAAAAAGTAGTAGACTTTTTTAATACAACCTTTGAAGCTTTGAGTTTAGCGTTTAACGACTTTTTTAATTTTGTTTCTGACAACGTTGGTAGTGTAGTAAATTCGTTTAAAGCTATTTTTGAAGACCCAATACAGTCTATTAAGAACTTAGGCAATGCAATAAAAAACAACATAATAGAACGTTTCAATTCTGCAATAGAGTCTATAGGTTTCTTAGGTGATGCAATCGTAAAAGTATTTAGTGGTGACTTTGAAGGTGCAGCCGAAAGTGCAAAAAACGCAGGTAAAGAATTTATAGACACGTTAACAGGTGTAGATGACACTTTTGATAAGACCGTAGAAACCGTAGGCAAAGTAGTTGAAGCAACAACAAACTATGTTACCGAAACAGTAAAAGCTGCTACGGCAAATGTAAATTTAGCAAAAAGTGCTGCGATAGCAGCAGCACAAAATGCAAAAATTATTGAACAAAAAGACCGTGAAGCAGAATTACTAAGGCAGACAAGAGACGATGAAACAAAGTCTTTTGAAGAACGTAAAGCAGCAAGTGAACAACTTGCAGTCGTCTTAGACGAACAAGAAAAAGCAATGAAAGCAAACGCTGCAGCTATTGTAGCAGCAGCCAAAGCGCAATTCGATAAAAACAATAGTGATGAAAACCAAATAGCTTTAATTGAAGCGCAAACTGAAGCGGAAGGAGTTTTAGCACAAGTTACAGGTTTAAGATCAGAACAAAAAACAAGTGATGTATCACTTAACAAAGAAATAGTAGATTCTGAAAATGCCGTAAAAGAAAGCAAGACTAGACTAGCTATAGAAACAAAGCGAATAAATGCAGAACAAATAGAAGACGAACTAGAACGTTTAAAAGAACTTAAAAAAATAGATGCAGAAGAAAGAGCACTAGAAACGATTAGACTACAACAGGTGGTTAATTCTGCAGCAGAAGGGACACAAGCTAAAAAAGATGCACAAATAGCTTTAGATGAATTTGTAGTAGAAGCAGAACGTAAACGTGTAGAACGTGCAAAAGAGATAGCGGAAAAAGAAAAAGAAATAGCAGCAGATGTAGCAGCGACAAAAAAAGAAGAACGCCAAAAGGAAATAGAAGACGAAAGGGCGGTAGCAGATGCTAAACAATCTATTCAAGATGCACAACTTAATAATGCAGCAGCAGCGATAGGTTTACTTAAAGACGTAGCAGGAGAAAACAACAAACTACAGGCACTTGCAATAGCAGCAGAAAATGCAGTAGGTATTGCTAAAATAATTATAAGCACACAAGCAGCGAACGCAGCAGCTAAATTAAAATACGCAGCAATTCCCGGTGGTTTGGCTTTAGCAGCAGCAGAAATAACGGCAAACAAAATAAGTGCAGGTATCGGTATAGCGGCTTCAGTAGCAGCAGCAGCAAAAGGTATTGCAAGTTTAAAAGCAAGTGCGCCTTTAGATAGTGGTGGTGACTTGGGTGGTGGTGGTGCAGGTAGTGAACCACAAGCACCAAACTTTAACGTTGTAGGTGATAGCGGTGTAAACCAACTTGCAGAACTGCAGCAACAACCTACACAAGCTTTCGTAGTTAGTGGTGAAGTTACAACTGCACAAGCGTTAGACCGAAACCGTGTACAAAATGCAACACTTTAACAATTTAAAAGTTATTATAATATGAACAAAGAATCAAGAGCGTTTAAAATCGTAGAACTTGTAATAGACGAAAACGACGACCAAGCAGGTATCGATGCAATTTCAGTAGTTTCAGAACCCGCAATTCAAGAAAACTTTGTAGCACTAAATAAACAAGAAGTTTTGCTTAAAGAAGTAGATAGTGAAAAGCGTATTTTGATGGGCGCGGCTTTAGTGCCGAATCGTCAAATTTACAGACGGTCAGACAAGACGAACGAAGAATACTATATATTTTTTTCAGAAGAGACAGTAAGAAAGGCAAGTGAACTATTCTTTAAAAAGTCTAATCACCAAAAAGCAACCTTAGAACATAGTGAAAAAGTTGACGGTACTACAATAGTTGAAAGTTGGATAGTAGAAAACAGTAAAACAGACAAGTCTGCACTTTACGGTATGGATATGGTGAAAGGTACTTGGATGGTTTCTATGAAGATAGACAACGAAGACATATACAAGAAAGCCGTTAACAAAGAGATACGCGGTTTCAGTATAGAAGGGTATTTTGCAGACAAGTACGACTTAAACACGGAGACTTTAGAAGAACTAGAAGAAAGATTTACAATAGAAGAACTTAAGGAACTTCTAAGCCAAGAAAAACTAGCATCTTATAGTGACTATCCGGAAAGCGTAAGCAACAACGCAAAACGTGGGATAGAACTAAACAAAGCGGTAGGCAACAAGTGTGCTACACAAGTAGGTAAGGTAAGAGCGCAACAACTAGCAAACGGGGAACCTGTAAGCGAAAAAACAGTAAAGCGTATGTTTTCGTTTTTAAGTAGAGCAGAAACTTACTACGATCAAGGAGACAAAGAATCTTGCGGATATATTTCATATTTACTTTGGGGAGGTAAATCTGCAAAGACATGGGCAGAAGCAAAGCTTAAACAAATAGAACGTGAAGATTTAGCAAGTATGGTAGTAGATGACAACTATGCTATTATAGACGATAGACTAGCGTATTCTTCTAAAGCTATGGCAGAAAAAGCAGCAAAAGATGTCGGAGTTGAGGGGATACACGAACACGAATACGAAGGTAAAACGTGGTACATGGTAGGCAAAACCCACATCGTAGATATGTACGGTAAATGTCCTAAAGGTTTTGTAAAGAAAAACGGCAAATGTGTTAAAAAAAAATAAAATGAATTTAAGAGAACAAATAGAAAAAGAAATTACTGACAAAGTAATGACTAAACTTGCAAGTGAAAAAGTTGAACTTTCTTTAATAGATGACGCAAAAAAACTTAATAGTGTTTATTTTGGTAAGACCGATACTGCAAATAGTAGATTAAAAAGTTTAGCATCTGAATCAAGAGGAATAATAGCTGTAATAGATGAAGCACTAAAAGCATCTGAAAAAATGCCAAGTTTAATATCAAAACTTGAAACAATGGCAAAAGATTTAGGTATTAAAGTAAAAATAGAAGAAGTAGAATCTATGAAACTTGCCGTAAAAGAATCAAAAGAATACAAAGACTACAAAAAAAAATTAGAAAGTTTATAAAAACACGAATAAGTGAAAAGCAGTAGAACAGGTATTACATAAACACGAACTATGCACAAAAAAGCGACTAAAAACACAAGCAAAGAAACACAAGGTAAAGCCACAGGTAAAGGAGGCAAAAGAGGTTGCTTATGTAAAGACAATACATACTCTTCAAAGTGTTGTGATGGCACACTTAGAGCACAAGGAATAGGCAAGATTTAAAACGAAAATGCAACAAACAAATCATAAATAAGTTATTATAGTATGAATCCACAAATGAACAAAGTATTTAGCAAACTTGCTAAAGCAGAAAAAACAGAATTAGCTTCTGAAAAAGTAGAACTTGGAATTGACGACTATCAAAGATATTTGAAAGAATCATTTGCACTCAGAAAAAAAATTGAAGCGGCAGTAAGTGAATTTGTTTCTGTAAAAAAACAACTTATATCAATAAGAAACAATGCAAGTAAATTAAGTGTTCAATCTTCACAAATACAAAAAGAAGCAGAAGCACAAGCTAACAAAGACGTAAAAGCTGCTAAAGAATTGGGAATAAATGATGCAGTTATAATGAAACCATACAAACAAGTTGTAAAAGATACTGACGACAATATAAAAATAGTTGAAAGAATTGTAAAACAATTAGGTGGTATAAGATAAACACGAATAAACAAACAAAATGAAAGATAATTCAATACTAAACAAAGTAAGAGAACTTCTTGGAATGGAAGTTAAACTAGCTGAAAGGATGCTAGAAGACGGACAAACAAAAATCGAAGCAGAAGAATTTGCAGAAGGTTTTCAAGTTGCTATCGTAACAGAAGACGAACAAAAAATACCTATGCCTGTAGGCGAATACAAACTTGACGGTGACGATGGAGAAATGCTAGTTATCAAAGAAGAAGGTATTATAGCAGAAATGAAAAAAGAAGCAGAAGAAGAAGAAGAAGAGGTAGAAACGAAAGAAGAAGAAAAAGAAGAAGTAGAAGCTGCGACTGATGAAACAAAACCTGTTAAGAAAACTGTAGAGTCAATTGTTAAAGAAACTTTCTTTAGTGAAATTGAAGCTTTGAAAAAAGAGAACGAAGAACTGAAAGCAGAAGTAGAACATCTTTCTAAGATCAACAA